CAAACACGCAATTAATTGACAAACTTTTCAAAGAACTCATTTTATTTACCGCCAAAGCCGCTTAGGCTTGGCGAATTTTTAACGAACTATTGTATATTATTATCAACAAAAAAAACATATCTGTATTTATTGGAATTTTTCTAGGCTTGATAATCTTTCTGATTACACAGATTCCTCCCGAACAATTTATAAACTTTTCTATGTTTAGTATTACTATTTTGACTATAGTAGTATCATTGATTCTTTTTTTCGATGATTATAAGTCAAAGTTTTCATCGAATGAAAATAGTTTATTCGATGAGAATTTAAATTTAGGTCAAGATGTTAATCAAAAACTATCAGAATATCTCAATAAATCACAAATAGATGGGATTGAAAAAATAAAAAATATGGTTAATGAGATTATTTCTCAAAATAAAATTTTAAGAGAAAATATTCAGAAACAACCCAATATAGAAAAGCAATTGATTAGTAATATCGAAGAGAGTAAAATTAATGCCGAAAGATTATTTAAACGTTCCAGCTATAGTCTTATTATTGGAGGAGGTATTGCCATTTCGGGTGTTCTTATTTTTTATTTTCTTAATCTAAATACAGATTACAATCAATTTACAGATCTCTTGCATTTTTTAGGATTAATACCTCGTTTTGGCATCTTATTCTTTATAGAATATGTTGCTTTTTTCTTTTTAAAACAATATAGAGTTTTAATGGAGGAATATAGATATTATGAAGCAATAAAAAGAGATAGGCAAAATCTTTTATCTCTATATTATTTAATAGACAAATATAAAGATGAAAAAGACATTTTAGAATTGATAAATACCTACTTTGACAAGCATGCTGCTGAGATTCCTCGATACTCTGGTGACAATCGGGTTAAGATGGAAAAAACTTTAAATGAAGATATGGATCTTATATCTAAGATAATAAAAATGATTCAAGTAATAAAATCAACCGATAAGAGCAAAGAATAATGGCACTTTCGAATCTTTTAAATAATCAGATAATCACAATTGATAATCATCACAGAGGTGGCAATGTTCTTGAATGGAATAAGAGCCTTCACATCCATAAGAGAATGAATAGTGGTTGTAAAAAATCTGTAGAATGTGAAATCTATATTTACAAGTCATGACGGAGATATAGATTTCTTTAACGAAAGAGAGAAAATGTTACATTTATAGAAAATGAAATAAAAGATGCTTTCTACTTATTATTAGAAGTTATTTTATAAAGCTGCTGAACATATTGAAAGCAATGGTAGTAATAAAAGCCTTCTGATGTAACAAGAATGTACGTTATTAATTATTAATCAAACAAAACTTTCTCAGAATTCACTATAACTCCTAGCGGAAATTCCCTCAAAAGTTTCCGCTTATTTTTTTCTCTCTCAACATTTTATTACATTTGGACTATAATTTTTATAGTGTATTTAATAAAATGAGAAAAATTATAAGTTGGTTAAAACATAGAAATCCTATACTCTGGATTGCTTATACTTGCATTATTATAGGATTATACGTTTTAGGTAAATTCTTATTACTTATAAGTGAGACCTATAACATTGGTGGTAAATTAACTCCTGAAGAAATGGCTCAAACTGGGCAGGTTGGCGATTTCATAGGTGGAGTAATAGGCTCTGTTTGGGCTTTAGCTGGAGTTTTCTTATATTTTAGTGCTTTAAAATTACAACAGCAAGAACTAAAAAGTCAAAGAGAGGAGATGGCAACTAGCCAAAAACTTCTGGATCAACAGCTATTTGAAACGACCTTTTTCAATCTACTAAAAGTACAAGATAATATTAAGAACAGCATAAAAGCTTATTTTTTTTCAGTTTCAATTGTAGGTCATCATATTGAAGAGAAAAGTTATGAAATAAAAGGTAGTGATTTCTTCAATAGAGGTATCAATGAATTGGCTAGAATCTATTCATTTGTATCGCAACATACATTTACAAAAACCAGTCTTGGTGAGATTAACAACGAAATTAGAAATTTTTATGATACATACTATGATGATACCTTAGAATGTTTTGTTGATGAGGATAAATTAGTGGAGTTTAGGCAATGGGTCTTTTATCAATATAGAGGATTAATATATCATGTAAAAGAGGATACATTTAAAAATGTACATGAATCTGACAATGAAAGACGTATTTGTGCATACTCATATTGGTTATTCTATCACAAATACGAGCATTGTTTAGGTCATTATTGCAGACATTTTTATAATATAATCAAATACTTAGATGACTATAAAAAGAGTTTGCTTAATCAACTTGATATTAAATCGCCGCAATATGTAAATGAAAGGAAGAAAGCAGAAAATAAAATTAATAGTTACTTTGCTTTTGCCCAATCAGGGTTATCTTCTTCAGAGTTAGTCATACTCTATTACAATATGTTGCTATTTCCAAATGCAGAACGCTTATATTCAAAATATAATATATTCGAAAATATGCATATTGAAAGTTTGATTAAATCAGAGCATTCTACATTTTTCCCTAATATAGAAATAAAATCTGTCGAAAGGTTTAAAGATTTGATTTGGAGATTAGATGCAGAAGAATAATTATATATTGATTTTTATTTGTTATGTATTGCGCTCTTTTGATTAATTAGTAAATTTGTAATGCCCAATAATTAGTATAATTATGATAGAGATAAATGAACTCTTTCTCAATATGTAATCCGTAATCAGTCGGGTTAAGGTTCTTACTAAACCTTTGGGCGCATATAGAGGAAGAGTTCGCCATTTTTTAGGATGGAATATTTTGATTTAAGTACATTAGCAAAAGACCTTAAGAGGGTAAATGAAAGTCGGAAATATTGGATGGTACGTACGATGGGGGGACATTTTATGGAGATTTTGTGAGGAATAATTATATAGCTATTGGATATAACGACTTATCACTTGAAAGTTTAAATAACTTGCCAGAAGGAGAGAATTCTGCAAAAGAAGTTTTAAAAATATTATTTTCAGATAAATATCCAAATATACGAAATACAGGATATCCTGTTTCTCAATTATTACATTTTGTCCGCAATATAAATGTAGGAGATATAGTAATTATTCCTTCTGTAAGTGCTACTCATGTTGCAATTGGTGTTGTGAAGGGTGACATGTATGAGGAGGAATATCCGATTCTTGATGATGAACATCGTTGTCATTTCAAGAAAAGAAGGAAAGTTGAATGGCTTTTGGCTAGAAGACGTAGCCAACTACCTCCTGCATTACAGTTAATGTTTAGTTCCAGACATATATTGTCTGATGTAACGAACTACGCACCATATATAGATAGTGTTACGAATGACTGTTATGTAAAAGATGATGAAATGCATTTAGTCTTGCGTATTAATACAAAAAATGAGGTCTCATTGGATGATTTTTGTGATTTGAAGGCTATTAATCATTTAATTAATCATTTTTGTCAAAACACAAATTATAATTGGGGTGGATTTGAAGTTGATAATTCTCCAATTGTAATGAAAGTGCAGATGGAATCTCCTGGATGGTTGCGCCTTTCTACTAAGAATATTGGAAATGTTTTACTGTTTGGAATTTTTCTTGTTGCGATTAGTGGTGGTGGTATACAATATAAAACCGAAGATGGTTTTAAAATGTATACTAATGGTATACCAGGTGCAATCAATGATTATTTGGACAGAGAGGCGGATCGTGAACTTGTAAGGGCTGCAGCTAGAGCCATTGATTCATTGAAGATAAATTCTCCTAAAGATTTGGAACCTATTATAAAAATGTTAGATACCAAAAACCAAGGACGTGATAAATATTGATTATCCTGGTAAATAATAAAAAGGTATCAATAAGCAGGCCAGAATTGCTCCGATAATAATTATTCTACAGTCGATAGTCTGTTTGCTTTCCCATTTTCCTGTTACTAGGCATACTAAACCTTGTAGTAACAGAATAGTACTGGTACTAATAATAAGAAAAGTTCCTGTAAAAGCAAATATGTTTTGTAGAATATTCATGTTCCAGTTTGATTCTGCATGCAAATATACTGTTTAACATTTATTTCGCATAAAAAGTTTAGTTAAATAAGACTCATAAAAGGGACATAATAATTTTTGATTATAATTATACGTTAATTTTAATATTGTATTCTTATGCGGAAACTCCCCAAAAGTTTCCGCTTATTTTTTGTCCTCTTCTAAACATTTTATTACATTTGGACTATTATTTTTATAATAAATTTAATAGGGCAAATGAAAACACAAGATTTTGTCGCAATAGATTTTGAAACCATGACACCGGAATTGACCAGTGCATGCGCCATAGGACTTGTAAGAGTCCATAATGGGGTTATCAGCCAGAAGTTCTACTCACTTATCAAACCGATACCTGACTCCAGAACCGAACGCAACACTCATGTACACGGACTGACGGACGAAATGGTAGTTGAAGCTCCCACCTTCAGCGAACTGTTTCCGTTACTAAAATCATTTATTGAAGATCTTCCGATTGTATGTCATAACAGTTCCACAGATATCAATGTCTTTAGAAGCTGCATGGAATACTATAATCTGATTGGAATTGACCTAGCGCACTATGTTGATACACTAGAATTGTACGGCAAAGGCCTGAAAGCATGCTGTGAAGAAAACGGTATCCAACTTGTCAACCATCACGACGCACTGGCCGATGCGGAAGCCTGTGCAAAGCTTTACCTTTGCTACCAGGGACATTTAGCGAAAGACCTTGCACATTACGACCTGAAGGAAGTGATGGCAAATAAAGAAGCTCGCAAGTACGACCATGACACCCTGATGCCTTTATCCGAGGAAGACGTAGAAAACAAGGATACGATTTTCTTCCAGAAAAAAGTGGTGATTACAGGTATTTTTTGCGCTTATCCAGACCGTGATGAACTCGGTTCTATCCTGAAATCATTCGGCGCTGATGTTGACCGTGGCATTTCAGGAAAGACAAATATTGTCATTGTCGGAGAAGGGGCTGGCCCGTCTAAACTTAAGAAGATTGAAGAACTCAATGCCAAAGGAAAGAATATCCGAGTTATTTACGAGAAAGAATTGTGTGAAATCATGAATGAAATAAATAAAAATTGAAAATATGGCAGCAAAAAAAGAAAGTGTGAACCTTACTTATGATGCATTATGGTTCAAAATTTTTATGGACAGCTATGACATCAAATTTTATGGGCGTGAAATTTTTATATCCTCAGGTTTGTCTGGTAGACGAGATCTTTTTATGCAGATGTTAGGAAATGTTGGCGGCTATGCACGTACGAATGATTTCAATAAGGATATTGATGTCGTTGTTGTTTCCAATTATTTGATGGACAAATTCAAGGCTGGCGAGAAGGATGAGTTCTTCCAACTGTTGGAGGATGCCATTAATGGTAATAATACTCCCTACAGAAAGTTGAAATTTACTACAGAGAGTTTGTTACTGGATTATTTGAAAGACCGTGCCAATGGAAGGATACGGCAGAATCAGAAAGACTTAAAGGCTAAGGATAATACGGAAGACTTGAATGAACGTATTCAATCTTCTATTTCAAAAGATGAATTGATGCTGAGCATGATTAAGAAGTATAAAGATTCTGCTAAGGAATTACAAGAACAGAGTTTATTCTGATGTAATTTTATATATGAAGTTTTTCTTTTTATAAATTTATTATGGGAGGACATAAATTATGAGAAATGGTAAAATAATCTGCCCTATATGTAATTCTGATAACTTTCATTATGATAGGCTACAGGAAATATGGCTTTGTGAGAATGGACATCCTTATAAAGGGAAAAGAGGACATATTGGTTTTGCTGGCAGAAAGATATCTCACAGAACGACTCATTATAACAAGTCTCAAGATATATACTTAGAATTAAATTATTTTAAAGAAGTATCAGACAATAAAAATTATATGAATTCTCTTAGAAAGATAGATTCTAATAATCTTTTAGGTTGTACCAAATTATCTGCGATGGGCAGCAAAAAGAATAAAATTGACCGTAAATTTGGTGGCTTATCGGCTGGAAAAGCTTCTAAAAAAAATAAAACAGGACGTAGTTTTTAAAATGTTAAGATGATTTTATTTTTATAAGTGAGATTTAGATATGAACGATATTGATGAAGAAATAAAAAATGCATATGACAAATATACAACTAAGTTTTCTGATATTTGTCGAAATATTGTTTTTGCATTATTAGCTTTTGTTTGGCTGTTTTGCAAAAATACATCAGATGATCAGAATATATATTTTAAAATATTTTGGGATTTGATTATTTATTTAATAGTTGATGCAATCCAGTATCTTTTTACTGTATTATTTTCATTTGCATATTACCATATATTTAGAATATCACAAAAAAATGCTAGGGTATATATGCTTTTTTGTACGTGGATTTCATTTTTAATATTTATTAGTAAAATCATATTATTGGCATATATTTTGACAGTTATAAAATCTAATTTAGTGTATTTAAAATGATTCTCTTGCAATATGTTTTTTAGCCATATATTAAAGCGGAAACCCAAAAAGTTTCCGCTTTTTCTTTTGCCATTTCAAAACAAAAACATACATTTGTGCTGTCCTACATTTTGAGAAAGGCGTGCGAAGGCTCGCCAAATAACTTTGCTGCGGGCATTTTTTATGTCCATAGCTTTGCTATATACCTATATGGTTCCGACCCCCGTGTGGAGCGTTAATGCGCCCACTGCCTTTCTCAAGGTGTAGGACAACGGGAAAGCGGAACCTTTCTTGTTTCCTTTCCCGTAATTTTAATTACATATTGTTTCATTTTAAATGTCCTACAAAAATGAAAAATCAAATTGCATTGCCTGTTCGCCAGGCAAGAGAAAGCCGTATATCGTTATGGCTGGATCGTGAAAATTGTATCTTTTCCGCTCTTATGGAAGAGAGAGTATCAAACCGTCAGGCTGTGCTTGTTTCTCAGGTACTTGCTTCCTTCAGCATTCTCAGCTGTTCCTTCTTTATTCATTGGCTTGCTGCCGTTGCTTGCCTGTGCTGGTTTACCTGTTCCGTTCTGTTTTGCAAGAAAGGAGGTTTGCGATGACCGATTACACGCCACAACCCGCAACGTTTCGCGTAGACAAATATCAGGCATACGAGGATGGTAAAGTTCTGTTTGAACAATACACTATTTTCATGTATGGAAGTGATAAATTATGTTGTACACGTCCGGAGATGGAGCAGCTCAGTGAATTGATTCAAATCGCATTGAATGATAGAAAGGAGGCAGATCATGGCAAATAACAAAGTCGAGTTTGACAAATATATCCTTTATCGTTACTTCCAGGAATATCTTCCTGTCGATAAAGTAACAGATGATGTGATTTATAAAACTTCGCAGCAGATTCAGGATGAACTGTCTGATATGGCAGAGATCAGTATTAACGATATCGCCAGGACAATGGTGGATTTGGGGTATGAGCTTGTCATTTCCCCCGATGGCCGTCCGGCGTGGATCATGCAGCGCAAGTAACTGTATGCTTTTTTAATGATTGTAACCCATTTTTTCATTCAATAAAAAGGTGTGGTGTCGTGACGATGCTGCACCTTTTGTCTTTTTACTCATTTTCTGTACCTGGTATCTTTGAGGAAAACAAAGATTTATGCTTTCTATCATACAGGATATTCCGGATTTTGTTCTCTCGTCACAGCTTGATATTGTGATAGAGACAGATAAACAGGTGACCTTTTCTCTTTATAAAGCGGGAAACGTTATTCTGCAAGAAACATATACTCCGGATTCAAATAACCAGATACATATTCTTGATCTGTTCTCATTGCTGGAGCCGTACTTGCTTGAAGCTCCATTATGCGATTTCTCATATACATGTAGTGCGTCCGAAGAAGCTTCTGTCAGCAAGACATTCATAGTGCTGTTATCTCAATATCTGATACATGGTACTGCTACTGATTTTGTAACTAATTATTTTCTTACAGCCCTTGCCGGATGCGATAAGGTTACTTCGCTTGGTCGTTCCGAGGTATTATATCTGACTACAGGTCACTTGGCTACAGGAGGGACTACTATTGCGGTAATGGTAGAATGTGTCTTTGTTGATGACCAGAATAATGTATTAAAGACTACTCGTCCCTTGGGGATTGCAACCGATTACAGGATTAATTCGATAGATGCATCTCCTTCACGCTTTACCTTGTCAGGCTATAAGCTGCTTCGGTATACAGTTACGGCTGGTTCCAGAAGACAGGTTTATAGGGTTGATCATGATGAACCAGACTCAGTTGGTATTAGGTTCCGTAATTCATTTGGGTGTATGGAAACTTTTTATTTTATAGGCACAGACAAGATTGAACCTGAACTGACTCGCAGTGCTGCATACTTCAATGGTATTTACAAGACATATTATATCGATGAGCAGCGCAAACATACACTTTCTACCGGTTATATTCCTGAATCTATGTATATGCTGGTAGATGATGTAGCACGGTCGCAGGAAGTTTATCTTATAGACGGATCAGAAGATATTCCGATTACGATTGTAGACAGCGATACACAGCGCGATACTTCAGATGATGGGCTGTTCTCGTTTTCCATTACTTATATTTATTCTTCTCGTTGTCAGAATCGTTTAAAGCTGTTACCTGAGATTTTTGATGATTCCTTCGATGACACATACAATTAGAGCCTATGAACGTAATACATATCAAAGACGCTTTGAGGTTACTCGAATCCGGGCAGCCCTGTAATCTGAAACTGTGGAAACTTAGCACAGGCGATATTCTGGAATATCGTGGTGCGGTGTGTGTCGGTTCGCACTGGCGACGGGGTATTCACCGTGTCCGTCTTCCGGTATCCGGATTAATTCGGGCTTTCCGCGACATATCTCTTTTCGAAATAAACAACATGACAATTTATCTCTAATATGGACAAAATAATTCCACAATACGATGACAACTTCATGCCAGGTGAAATATTCAACATAGAGTTTTCCAACGTAGCCACTGAAATGGCTTCTGTTACGGATAGCAGCCTGGTATTTGATGAGGATGCGGATATTCAGACAACGCCTGTTCCAGAGCGGAACGGCATGGCTTATGTCAATTTCGGTTCTGATAATCAGCTTCCGTTTGAGATTATCAAAATGATTGGCGTTGATGAAGTGATGAGTCAGAACAAATTGTTCAATGTCATAACCTGTTACGGAGCCGGACTGAAGTATATGGATGTTGATACCAGACAGCCGACAACACATCCTGAAATTAAAAGCTGGATGCGACGCAATAGTCTTCCGGTGTTTCAGCTCGAGCAGGCCACAGATATGAAGTATTTCTTTTTCTGTGTGTCGGTCATTATTCTTTCTCAAGATGGGCAGAGGATTAATCGTCTGGTACATAAGGAGGCTTGCTACTGTCGTTTTGAAAAAGCCAGAAATGGCAAGATAAACCATGTGGTTTATGCCAATTTCCGTAATAATGCTTCACTCCGTCCGGAGGATTACGAAGTCATCCGTCTGCTTGATCCGCGCGATCCGATTGGTGAATTGATGGTTTTAATGGGGCGTGAACCGGGGCGTGATGGCAAGGTTAAAGTAAGAACCAGTGAACGTAAGTTTGCCATTCTTGTACGGTTCCCGACACCTGGCTTCCAGTATTATCCGATACCGTACTATACCAGTATTTTCCGGGGCGATTGGTACGATATCAAGCGGTTGATTGGTAAAGGTAAGAAAGCAAAGCTCCGTAACCATGCCAGCGTAAAATATCAGGTCGAGGTTCACAAGGATTACTGGCGAAACATCTGTGAAGAAGACCATATCACCGACCCGCTGAAAAAGATGGAGCGCATCAAGAAAGAAAAAGAAAACATCAAGAACTTCGTTTCCGGCATTGAGAACAGCGGCAAGGTTTGGATCACCGGTTACTACATCGATCCGAACGGCCGTGAAGTCCGTATGGTTCGCATCAACGTGATTGAAACCGGCAAGGAGGGTGGTGACTGGAGCGAAGATATTCAGGAAGCCAGTAACATCACCTGCTATGGTGACAACATTCATCCAAATTTGGTAGGTGCTACTCCGGGTAAAGGGCAGAGCAACAACTCCGGTTCAGACAAGCGCGAGCTGTTCACGCTCAAGCAGGCACTGGAGATTCCTTTTCATGATCTGATGAACATTCCGCATAACATCGTCATCGAGTACAATGGCTGGAGCGAGAAGGTCTATCCGGATGTTCCCATGGTGCTACTCACTACACTCGACCAGAACACCGATGCCAAACAGAAGACAGCTTCGGATCTTGAAAGCAAATCTTAAAACGAATCAATATGGCTATTACATTTTCACAAGAGATTTTCGAGAAAATATGTTCTTCTGCCACCCACTCTACGGCAGAGGTATATGACATGATTGCTCCACATCTGGATGACACTCTTCAGAGCATCAACCATGTGCTGTTGGGTGATATGGCAGATAAATTGGAAACCGTTCCAGGGCTCGAACAGGCAGTTACCAAACTGGTTTGTCTGCGTACCTATCAGGAGCAGATTCCGCAGCTTGATTTGGTATTGACTCCGACAGGGTTCGGTGTGGTGTCTAATCAGAATCTGGCTCCGGCTTCGGCCGAGAGAGTCAAGAACCTGTTGCAGCAAGTTACCAATGCAGCCGAAGATGCCTACGATCGGTGCTTGGAGCTGCTGGTCGGTACCGACTGGGCAGATACAGCACAGGCTCGTATCAATATCCCCAACCTGATATATACCGCCCGACAGCTGAAGATGTATGTTGAATTCCCCTCTTCAGACGTACATCGTTCCAAACTGAATGAGTTTCGCACGAGAATGTATCAGGCAGAAGAAAAGATCCGGCAGCACGTATCGTCTGAGTTTTTCGATCATATCCTCGAACAGGCTCGGCACAATGCTTTCACAAAAGAAGAAACCGCCATGGCAGACTATATGTGTAAGTTTATAGGTTTTTGTATTATGGGGCACTGGCCGGCTGCAAAGAGCATGCTGGAGCGCATCGAGAATTATGCGGAATCCAAGGTAGAGGTATTTACCAGTTATAAGGACTCCGAGGCATACAAGGTCAAACATTTCCAGACTTACCAGAATGAAAAAGAAGATTCCGTATACTTTTGGGGGTAGGATTCTCGATTTCCGTTTTCCCACTTCCTGGAAGGAACTTAACCAGGAACAGCTTCGGTATGTGTTCCTGGTCATCACGCTGTTTCCACCGGTCAAGGCAAAGACCTACGTCTTTATGCGATTTACTGGAATACGTGTTCGCAGGAGGATTAAAGAAGGCTGGCTGTGCTCTTTCCGTTTGAACTGGCACAAGAAATTGAGGTTCATTCTTCAGGACTGGCAGATCCGTAGCTTTCTCCGGCAGATTGATTTTATTTCCGAGCCCAATGCTTATCCCGTCAGATTGGACAAGATTGGCGGCCGGTATGCTATTGATTCAATGCTGCATGGCCTGAGCTTCGAAGATTACCTTTGTTGTGAGAATTACTACCAGGGCTACTTGTATTCGCAGAACATTTCCCAGCTTAAATCTCTGTATACTTATCTCTATAAGAAAAAGCCGGGCATGAAAGGTTCGTTGCAGGCAGCCTTTTACCGGATCAAAGAATACGAACTGGTTTCCGTATTTCTTTGGTGGGGTAGTGTTAAATTGTATTTTGTGTCCCAGTTTCCTCATTTTTTCCAGCCGTTTCAACGGTCAGTTGGTGCTGATCAGCCAGAACTACCCGACCTGATGGGTGCGATGAATGCCCAGATTAGGGCACTGACAGGTGGTGATGTTACAAAAGAAAAGGAAGTCTTGCAAATGGACTGCTGGCGAGCTTTGACAGAGCTGGATGCCAAAGCACACGATATTCAAATTCTAAAATCAAAGCAAAATGGACACAAGTAAATTCTTTGACGGCCATACCTATTTCAAGGAGCTGACAGAAAAGAATAAGTTGGCTCGGGCAAACTCATTCTTTCCATGTTCCAGTAGCGGCATCAATTCTCTTCAGGACGTGCTTGATAAGTTTCGCCGTCAGTCCGCTTTCGTCTGCATCGACGATACCAACGATGCAGCTACCGAACAGATCGGGGGCGGCTGGTTCAAGAAGCGTACCTTCACAGTATTTCTCCTGATACGTTACCGTTACGATGACATGAGTGATCGTGCGGCAAAGCTGGATATCTGTCGGCAACTCTTCCAGCAGTTCCATTCCCGTATGATCCGTGACAAATACATATACGAAGATCTGGACTTATCCTTCCTGAATGTATCCAGAATCTATACCCGTGAACTGGGTGAGTATTTTATATCCGGTTGTACCGGTTTGTACTTTATGGTCGAGCTGACTGAACCGACTGATCTGTGTTATAAGGAGGACGAATGGGATGGCTAAGACAGACAATAACAGACCGGCAGCAACTGACGAAGATCGTAAGAAATATCAGGAAGCCTGGGCGGAAATGATGGTGACAATCTGGCGTGAGAAAATCGAACGGCTGCACGTCATCAATACCTACTCATTGCATCAGCAAATTCGGGATAACGTGATATCATCCACTGACTCTGTATCTACTATCCAGCACAAGTTCCTCGAGTATGGTATCTACCAGGACATGGGTGTTGGCAACGGGTATACTAAGGGTAATGGCGGAGATTTACAGATTTTAAACCCTATATATCGGGAGGAACACGGGCTTAACGTTCCTCGGAAAGTAGGCCCTAAGCCTGGTGGATATTATACATCTGGTAATCCCCGTAAACCTCGTGAATGGTTCTCACGTCCCTATTTTGCGTCAATCATGGTGCTGAAAGAACAGATGGCGTACATGTACGGAGAAGAGTTCTGTGGTTTGCTGGTAGATAAAATCGAGGAAGCAAACCATAAACGCAGCACAACACTCAAGTCACGTTTGTATGGGACTCGTAAACGTAAATAAACTTATGTCTTTTTGTAGTATAACTCGGTAAGTTTACTTCGTAAAAAACTCAAGATTATGGCAACAAAAACATTCGAAGAACTAAAACAACTGGCAATACAGATTCGTGATGAGAAAACGAACAAACAGAATACCGCTACACGTATTGGTACACAAATGCTCGAGCATCTTGATAAGCTCGAACAGGACTACTATGACAAAACAACTACTAATGAAAAATTTACCGAGATAGAAGAAAAAATCGAAGGAATCGGGGAAGTAGATTTATCCGGCTTGGAAAATAAAACGTCAAGTATTGGTTATGTAACTTGTGATACGGCTGCCGGAACTGCTACTAAGATAGTAACCGTTACGGGGTTAACAGCTCTTAGTACAGGAATCCGTTTGCTTGTCAAAATGACAAACAATAATACAGCCAGCAATGCAACTCTTAATATCAATTCTTTGGGTGCAAAGCCTTTGTATTATAATAATGAAAGAGCATCAACTGACAACTCGTGGGAGCCAGGAGAAGTTATAGATGTTTACTTTGACGGTAGTAATTTTTATTCCGATAATTTCCAAGGAGGAAGCGGTGATGGTGGAAATCTGATACTTGAGTGGAATACTGATGCTGCTACTACACGTAAACAAGTAAAGCAATCTGACCGAAAGTCTTTGCTTCAAATTAGCTATAAGGATGCAGATGGTAATCCTGTTAATGAACAGTATATAGGGACTGCATACACTGATACGGAATGGGTAAAAGACAGTAACTGGGTGCAGATTGCTTCTAAATCTGATATTTCTACCATTTTAGATGATAGCCGTAAGTACGAATATGTAGGCGTTAAAGAATTTTCTGGAAGTAGACTTAACACTAATCCAACGAAAGAATACTTTTATTATTCAAAAACCGGATATAATGTAAAGAAAATAAGAGTTGATGCCGATAAATATCCTTGTGAATATGACTTATATATGAAAAATTCACAAGAAGAAAAATATGAACATATTACTCAGCCCGACTCTAATTTTGTTGATGTAGACATTGAAATTACCGCAGGAAGTCAATTCACAATTAGAAATCGTTCAACAAAGATGTCTTATACATTTGTAACAGGAGGATGGGCATACGATTTACAGATGTATCTAGCATCGAACGATAGTTTGGATAATCTTTGGATAGATACTCTGACTAAGAATAATTTTAAAAATTACATTAATTTGTCAGATTTGCAATTTGGAAGTGTAAACTATGGTACACAAGATATGAGTAGTGGAACAGGAGTATCAGCTAATATAGTTAATAAAGATACTAGCTATAGTCCTTATTCTGCTCCTAATTCTGGATATATAACTAAAATTACAGTATCACAGCCTTTTTCTAAAGAAGTAAATGTTCAAATATACATATCTGATAAAGGTGGAAGGCTAACAACAGGAGGTAGCGAAATTGATATGGATAAAGTAGCTGCTAAATATACTGTAAAATCCATTATAGGTAAATCAGATATAGATTGTTCTTTTAAAATAAATCAAGGACAATATATAGCAATAGTTTATAGTGACCAAGGGAAATATGGAAGTGAAGGACAGTATGATGGATGGCAAGGGGTTTGGTATATTTATCATCAATGCACTCTTGTTGATAGCGTAACTTATTTGGAATCTCAAACAGGAAATAATGAGACACCTACACCATCCGGAAATACTAATAAATTAAAACCTTGCTTAGTTTTTTCAGATACATTTGCTTTTGATAAGCAAGTTGATTATGTTGATACAGATGCTTCTCCTTATGAAATTAAGACAAAACCAGCATGGAATTTATCAGAAGGAATAGAAATTAATAGGGAGGATGTGTTAAACTCTTACATTCCATTAAGAACAGCTAATGATAAATGTAGGTTGCAATATGTATATACTGCTGATTATAGAACTGAAACCTGGCTTGTTGAGCTATTAGATAAATCATCTTCCATTAATATAGGTTCAGAAATAGACTATGGAAGTGCAGAAGGACAAAGTTCATTTACAATTAATTTTGCAACAAAACAAATAGGAAGCCAATATCTTGAATTTGAACCCGAAATAGGAAAATATTACTGTATCTCTTTAGAACATACATCCTTTGCTGTATCTGTTACAATTACAGATACAAGTGATATAACCAAAAAATCTATTCACGATTTTAGTGGTGAACTTAAAGGATTCCCATTTTTACAACTTGTTTCAGGAAGTATTAATGTAAGGAAGTTGGATATATCCATTCTTGGTAATGATGCAACTCTGTATATTACAGGTGACAGTATTATGATGAATAAGGCTGTTCCTAATATTAAAGACCGATGGGCGTACAAATTACGGGATGAGATTGGAGATGTAGTAATATCTGGTAGAGGTACTTCTGCCTATACAGAAGTATTGTACAGAGTATGTAGTGAAATGCAATTTTTAAAACCTAGAATTATATTAGACCAAAATTTTGTAAATGGAACTAACAATAAGTACATAGACTTCATGATAGAATGGTGTAAGAAAAATGGGATAAAGTATATACATACTATGCCTTTCCCAAGCAGATATTCAAAAAATGGAGGAAGCTATATTATACAGCATTGCGATACCATAAGGACAGACCTTGCTACTGCGCTAGGAGGAATATTAGACAATGGTGATGATACGTCTTTGCTTGAAAGCGATAAAATCCATCTAAATACAGCCGGTTCTATCGCTGTTTATAACAGAATCAAGCTGGAATATCCTAATTGGTAGTATAACTCGGTAAGTTTTGATTAAATATCTAATTTTACACCTCGCTAAGTTTCAAAGGATACATTATAAATCCCTTTTTCAGTAGAATAGAGCCTTGCCAGATATCTGACAAGGCTTTGTCTTTTTACTCATATATCAGGTTTCATACTTTTGGTTAACAAACAATCAAAAGCATGACAATTTTTTCAAATCTTTTTGAGTGGCTGAAGATTAGTAACCGCCCAAAGCACGTCAAAACAGGCATTATCATTTTCATCGTTTGGATTACTGTTGTACTGGCTTTAACATCTATGTCCATTTTGCAAGCTGCATTCACAGGCACTATGTGCGTATTTGTTGCAATGTGTTCTGTAGAATATATCCAAAAAAACATTGATGCAGAATGGGATTGGTTGGATGTCTTATCTGGCATTCTTTTCCCATTGATTGTGACTTTAATCATTTATCTGTATGGAGTTTTTAAATGAGATAGTCAATACGCTGAGTAGTATTCTTTCTTCAATATTTCTTCCATTAATTGGAGCACTGATGTTTTATGATGCGCGAAGAAGAAAAGAAGAGGCAACAGCACATAAAGAAGAAGCTGCTGCTCGGAAAGCAGATACAGATAATATAACCAGTTATGCTGCTGAATGGAAAGAATTATATGAGAAAAAGGAAGCTAAGGTTCAGGAGCAGGATAATAAGATAGATCAGCTTTATGCAGAAAAGAATGAAGACCGGCAACGGATTCGGGAGCTGATGGAGAAGAATACAGCTCTGGAATTGGAAAATCAGAAGTTGACTGTAAAACGATGTGATGTGAGGGGATGTGGTAAAAGACAACCTCCTAATGATTATTAACTATAAATAAAATAAGGAATTTATGACAACACAACCACGAGGCTTGCGGAACAATAATCCTGGCAATATCCGCAATTCAGATGCTACCGACTGGCAGGGCGAAGTTCCTGCATCTAAGAAACGAGACAACACCTTCGAAGAATTCGAAGACATGGCACATGGTTATCGGGCATTAATCAAGCTGCTGCAGAACTACCGTCGTAAGTACGGATGTCAGACAATTGCAGACTTTATCAGCCGTTGGGCACCCAGAACCGAAAACAATACATCCGGATACATTTCTCGCGTATGCAAGGAAATGCAGGTACCGACAACCTACGTTCCGAACGTGGAGGATAAAACAACTATGTGCGCTTTTGCTGCTGCTATCTCACAAGTTGAAAATGGTGTACCGGCTATTATGAAAGATGTTGAATCAGGCTGGGACTTATTATGAGAACATTCATTATTTCATTCTTTACAATTGTTTTTTGCTCGGTGTTTCTCGGTTGTAAGACTGGGAAACACCTTACTTCAGACAACCATACACAGATCATTGTGCATGACAAACTGATACCTGTATTCCGTCCTGCTGATTCCGCATCTATCAGAGCCTTGTTGGAGTGTGATTCAAATGGTAGGGTTGTGCTTTCTTGGTTGGATATGGCACAGTCGGAGAATGCACGCCTTCGGTTCAAATTGGATTCTATGGGTAATCTGATGGCGGACTTCAAGGTTCCTTCAGATACGGTTTACATTCCAGGAAAGGATAGTACGGTTATTAAAGAGAAAGTCAAAACAGTAGAAGTTGAGAAAGAGCTTACCGCATGGCAAAGGTTCTGTATCGTATTTACTGTGATTGCGATAATATTCATAGTGTTGTTTGTAGGCTTCAAATTTCGTTCAATTTTAAATTTCTTCAGATAATATGGCAATAGATCAGATAGCGACTGTTGAGGTCCGGGTGAATGGCGAGGAAGCCAAGCAGGAACTCAAGAATTTGGAGGCGATAGCATCCGGATTAAAAAAGGAGCTGGCTGATGCTTACGAAGCTGGTGATACTTCTAAGATCAAACAGGTTACATCCGAGCTTCGTAAGACTGAAGCGCAGATCAAGACGTTGAAGAAAGATACTACGGCGCTTACTGAGGTGATGAACAACCTTGATAAAGCAACGCCGAAAGAACTTCGTGCTACTCTGACGGCCATTAATCGGCAACTGAATAGTGGTTACATCAAGCGAGGATCAGCAGAGTGGAAATATTATCAGCAACAGGCTAAGCTGGTTACAGCCGAACTTCAGAAAATCAAGACGGAGGTGCAGGAAACCGAGAGCTGGATTTCTCGTTTCAATAACGGGCTGACGAAGTGGGGAGGTTTGTTGGCAACTGGTGCAGCCACTATCACGGGTGTATCTATGGCTTTGAATACCCTTCGTAATAACCGCGACTCCAAGGAATCCTCTCAGGCAGAGCTGAAAGCTTTGACTGGGTTGGACGATTCATCTATTCAGTGGCTCACCGAACAGGCAGAGAAACTTTCTACTACCATGGACGAATCCGGTTTACGTATCCGCCAGTCATCCGACGAGATCCTTCAGGCATATATGTTGATCGGTTCCAAGAAACCGGAGCTTCTGAAAGACAAAGAAGCACTGAACGCCGTTACCATCGAAGCCATGCGTTTGGCGGCAGCTGCAAAAATTGATTTGAAGGATGCAGTAACGGCAACTACCGTATCTCTGAATATGTACGGTGAATCTGCTGATCAGGCAGCACGTTACGTTAACGTGTTGGCCGCTGGTTCTAAAGAGGGTGCCGCTGATGTATCTGCCCAGGCTGCCGCAATCAAGAATGCAGGTGTGGCTGCGTCCGGAGCAGGGGTGAGTATCGAACAGCTTGGAGGCACAATCCAGATGCTGGCGGAGAAAGGACTGGAGGCAGAACCAGCCGGTACGGCGCTTCGTAAGTTCTTCCTGGTATTACAGACTGGACCGGATGAGACGAATCCGAAAGTGGTTGGGTTGCAGACTGCGCTCGAGAACCTGAATAAAAAGTCACTGTCGGCTGCACAGATCCAGACTATGTTCGGTGAAGAAGCTTATTCTGCCGCTACCATCTTGATTGATAATGCGGATAAGGTACGTCAATATACCGAAGCAGTGACGGATACCAATGTCGCCATGGAGCAGGCAGCCATTAACTCTGATACCAACGAGGCTAAGATGGCGCAGTACCGCAATAGCATTAAAGAGGCAGGTATTGAGCTGATGGAACGGCTTAACCCATCGTTGTCACTCCTGACCGGATGGACTACGAAGATCATCGTGGCTCTTCCAAAACTGATAGATTGGTTTATAAAGTACAAAGGAATTATCATAACATCAACAGCTGCTATTACTGCATATACTGTCACGGTAAACGCATCCACAATAGCTACCAAGCTGTACGAAACCTGGACAAAATTGGCAACAGTAGCAACACGAGGTTTCAATACGGTACTAAAGGCAAATCCTTTTGGGTTAGCTGTAGCTGGTTTGACGGCTATTGCAACGGCTCTGATGACTTACGTGATTCCGAACACTCGGAAAGCCAAAGACGAGCAGAAGTCATACAATGAGGAATTGGAGAAAATGGCTAAAATTTCAGATTCGTTTGTTGATATAAATAAGCGTGTTGATAATTTAAGCAAATTGAATGATCGTCAGAAACAGAATCTTAAAACAGATGCTCAAGAAGAGTTGGCTATTATAGAGGATAAACTTACCAAAGAAGAAATCGCTTACAACGAACAGTTTGAAAAAGAAAAAAAACGTATTCAGGAACGTGACGATATAAATGAAACTACAAGAAAGGTTCTGCTGAAGGGACTTGATGGTAAATTCAAGGCGCAAAGACAAGCGATTGAAGCTTTGGCTAAGCAAAGGACAGAACTTCAAAATATCATAGATAAAATTCCTGATATAGCAACTCCGGTTGTGGATCCAGATCCAATTGAAGACGGAAGCAATGGTTCTCCTGCAACAAAAGAAAATCCTCAGGTAACGGCAGAAAATAAACGGTACTACGATGAACTGGCAGATCTGAAGAAGTCGTACCTCGCCAGCGACGAGATGACGCAGCAGGAATATAGTCGGTTCATGGAAGATCTGGAGATGCGTCACCTCGAGAACATGCTGGCCATTGCCGGACTGGAACCGGAGAAACGGCAGCAGATCGAGCAGAAAATCCTCGAAGCACGAATTAAGTACAAAGAAGAGTGTGAGAAATTGGATGAAGAAGATGCTAAAAAAACATCCGAAGAAGCGTTCTCCAGCCTGGAGAAACAATACCAGTTGGAGATAGAGAAAGCTACGCAAAAACATTATGACGGTTTGTCATCCGAGCAGGAATATCGTCAGCAACTGATAGACATTCAAAATGAATATTATGATCAGGTGCTTTCTTCTTCTGAAATTTCCGAAGAAAAGAAAGCTGAGATTATTGACAAAAAACAAAAAGAGAGTCTTGAAAAATCCCGTAAAAATTATGAAGAGAATCAGCGTAAGATAAGAGAGCAGCTTTCTTTTGCGCAAAATATCGGACAACAATTTGGAGAAGCATTTGCGGAAATGCTGACTGATTCAGAAACATCTTTGGGCGACTTTATGAAGGAAACTCTAAACATCATACTGGATAGTCTTCAGAAGATGATGATTGCTTATATTGCTGAAACACAAATGAAGAATATAGCGACCTTAGGTTTCATTGGACTAGCTAAAGCTGCAGCTGAGATAGCATTAATTACCGCGGCCTTCCAAACGGCAAAGGCTGTAATAAATGGTTTTGAAACGGGTGGTTACACCGGTACTGGAAGACATGACGAACCCAAAGGTATAGTCCATGCCGGTGAGTTTGTCGCTAATCGTTATGCTGTGCAGAATCCGGCTATTCGTCCGGTTCTGGACTTAATTGATCAGGCGCAGAGGAACAATACCATCGGTAGCCTGACTGCAAAAGATGTTTCTGCGGTGTTGTCGGGTGTTGCTTCGACGACAAACAATACCTATTATCAGCAAAGTGTACCTGCTGATAACGGAATGTCTGTTATCATGCTCGAGGCTGCTAAGGTGATAGATGCACTAAACAGGAGATTGAACGAGCCAATATATACATACACACGTGCTACTGGCAAAATGGGAGTAAACGAAGCTCAGGATCTGGTAGCACGAATGAAAAATAATGCATCGAGGAGGGTAAAATTATGACGAGATTGTTTATCGACGGTCAGGAAGTTGTGCTATCTGAAAACTTTGAACTCGAACTGATAACAGAGAATCCATACTTCACCCGCAATGGGGAATATACTTATGATATTGATATAGATTTAAGGGATGCTCACAATAGAAGTATTTATCAGAATATAAACAGATCTGATGTAACAAAAGGGATAAAGAATCGCAAGGCGACATTAATGTCAGGGGCTCTTGAAATCATATCGGGCATGGAGGTTGTTCTTTCAATTGAAAATTATACGGCTAAAATTCAGATCGTAGCAGGAAACTCGCAGCTGAATTATGAAGGCGGTGATACAAACATACGAAGTATGCTTCTTGATGGAATATCCATGTCATCACAGGAAGCGGTCAATACGTTGTTTGGCAATTTCCCGGAGTATAAGGTGGTATATCCTCCGATTGTTAATTACACTGAATCGAATGGAGATATGTCGATATTAAACAACGTGCAGGTGGGCGAAGATATATCCTTCACAGACGTAGAAAACATATCTCCTCAGTATTATCTGTTGTACGTGATAGAGAATTTGATCACGAAGTTGGGCTTCACAAAAGGAGTGAACGAACTCGAGGATGATCCTGTATGGAGTAGGTTGTTTATCGTTAATCCATATAAGGATTCCATACTGCAAGAGCTGCTGCCTGACTGGACGATAAATGAGTTTATCGAACAGATTGAACTCTTCCTGGACTGTATTATATCTATTGATAAGGTTAATGGTAGGTTTAATATTATCAGTTTGAATAAGTATTTTGAAAATCAGGATATTGTTTATTTAGATAATGTTATTGACGACAGTGTCGAAAAAACATTTGACGTAGATACTAATTATGCTTTTGCTTATAAATATGTATCCTATGATTTACCCAGTGACAAATATTATAATTATTTGAAGCTTAAAGATGGAGTCAGAGAAAATTGTTCTATTGTTTCTAGTCCTGAATGGGATGACTTCCAAACTCAATATGAACAATATTACTCAGGACCATATATTCTACATTCAGATGACTATGGACTCGATTATGTTGTTACAGATTATTCTGTTTCTGGGGAAACCAAAAAAGGTTTGATAATAGTTGATCGATTTAAGGATGCAGGTGATTTGGATTCACGGGATAAGAGTTCATTTCAGATAGTTCCTGCTGAAATAGAAAAAATCTCAATATATAGTGTAACTGGTGGACGTTATCTGATTGGGCCGGCTGTAAAGAAATTGAAAACGGATCCTGGCAGCAATGCTATTAATGATTTGATAAATAGCTCTGAAGTTAAAAGTGATATTCCGGATAAATTGTACGTAGGTATTTATTATGGTATACAGAAAGCGTTGAACAGAGGACCCAATGAGTTTCCTGGTGAGTATTGGGATAAAATGCCAATGGGTTCGAATGACAGATATTTTATTCAAGAACCGACTACACTTGGTGGTAATCAGGCTATTCTTACCTTACCCGATTATACGATTACCTTGGATGGTGACAATGGTCTGTTTAATCGAATCTATAAGAATAAACGCGAGATAGACACATCTGTCGAATATACTTTTCAGTTTTTGACGAATACTGTATATAAGCTTGACCGGATCTTTGTTATACGAAATAAACGGTATTACTGTAAAGAGATTCGCTACAAAATTACTCCTAAAGGTATGGATAAAATAGCAGAGGGAGTTTTCTATTTGGCTGAATAGAGTTTATATGTCTGTTTATTTGTTGACATTAAGTTTGTTTCTTTTACTAGGGGAAGAGTTATATCCCAAAGTTTATTTGCTATTGTTAATTATGTCAGCGTAAAATGTTGATATAGTAGCTGTTCTTGGTAGCTTTATAATTGTGGAAGTTACTTTTTAGATGTAGAATAGTTTATTATCTTATGAATTATAATTGTTTTAGTTCTTATGTTAAATTATATGATGCAGGTAGGAGAGATATTGTTATTTATATTTAAGATATTAGACTTACTATTGTACACTATAAAAATTATAATTACTTTTGCAATAAGAAGCGCTAAAATAGTGATAAAAAAAGGAGGTATCATGTGTGTAATTAAAGACGTTACTCGATTCATCGCGAATGGGGCAAAAGTTTTGCGTGATTCTTCCCGCGGTGAATACAAACAAGAATCTGAAATTATTTCCCAATTGAAGAAAGAACTTTTTATTGAATCTGATAAGATGGATGATAAATCCAAATTAAGACAAGATAGAAAGAATATAGAGAAAGACGTAAGAGATGCTTGGGAGAAATTAAAACTAAGTAATGGCTAAACAACAAATTCAACAAAAAGAAACTGTCGTTGCAGGACAAGGTGGTGTAGGTCAGCAGCTGGAAAGAACTTATACCGTAGATGATAACAGTTTGCCTTCTCCTCAAGAATTAGCAGCCTATAAGGAAATAGATCCTCAAATTGTTACGTTCTTGATGGAAGCTTCCGTTAAGGAACAAGACCATCGGCATAAAATGGATAAAGTAAAGTTTGATTTAGTCCGAAAATCCGAATCAAGAACAGGAAGAATGAATTGGTGGGGTATGGCATTTGCTTTTTTATCTATTGTAGTAATTGTAGCTCTTGCTGCTTATGCTTTATATTTAGATAGACCTTGGTTTGCTGGACTATTAGGAGCAGGTACATTAGTTACAGTTGCTTCAATATTTATTAACAGAGAAAAGCCTGACACAAAGAAAAAATAATCACAAACTTATCCTTTCCCAGTACTGCTAAAGAAGTACTGGAGTACTCCTTAGAAAGTACCGAGAACATAATTCAAAGGCTCTATAAAAAGCGGAAACTCAAAAAGTTTCCGCTTTTTCTTTTGTCATTTCAAAATAAATACTCATATTTGCAATGCTAATTCATTTTATTTCAGGAAATGCAGGACGATTGGCTTGCATTTATTGCAGGCATTTTTTATGTCCGCATACTTGGTAGTACCATTAAAATACTGGTATCCGTGTACCCCCGTCGCAGTGCGTTAATGCGCCTGCTAGCATTTCCTGATAGATGTGAATTAGCAGCGGGACAGGCACGGATACTTTTTTATTATTATGTTACATACATATCAGGTTTCCAATACAGCTATGCTAAACTGTTGCGGAACGTCAATCCACGAAACGGATATTTGCTCATTCAACAGCAATGCTTTAAGAGTTTATAATCCAGTAACCGGTGTCCGCCATCGCAAAGCAAGTACTACTTCTGAAATAAGGCGGAAGATCTGCAGCTATATTCTTAATACATTTCCTAATGTGCGCCGTATAAAGATTGTTGATACTGGTAAAAACTTTTCAGCTCGCGTATGGTTCAAGTCTGGTAGGACATTTTGTGAGAAAGCATATTCAATCAAGAATCTGTATGGAATACTAAATGATAAGATTAAATTTATCTCTGAACAATAAAGAGTGTTGCCCGTATGGAAATATCCGTATGGGCTTTTCTTAAAATTCTCCTTCGAAATGCTTGGTTTCTTCATGTACCGTCATATTGCTACCCTTCAGATACTTATTGGTTGTAGAGATATCTGCATGGCGGGCCTGGTCGCGGGCAATGACAATACCTTCAGCATTGGCCAGGTCACGTATTCCTGAATCTTTCAGGGAATAGAATTGATAACTGTCTGGGAATCTCAGCTTTTCACGTACCTTATTGAAGTAGTTTCTGTACACTTTTGTAGTAACCTTTTCTTTCGATGGTTTGAATCCTTTTCCAAATAGATAATAATCACTGGGATTTTTGAAGACATCAAGATCAAGCATTGCTTTAATGAGCTTGTCATTAAGACCGACCATGCCGTCTTTGCGGTTCTTGCTGATGCTTGATGCGATGAATACCTTTTGTTCCTTCAGGTAGATGTCGGATAACTTGATATTGGTTATTTCGTCCGGACGGATAAAGGTATAATAAGCGAACTGGCATAAGAACAGGAAATATGGATTCTCTTTCTTGAGATATTTCTTCAGTTTTTGTATGTCTGTAATTGATAGGGCAGACCGTTTTTTCTCCTCTTCCTGTAGCATGCGGATGTTTTCTACCGGATTCTTGATAAGGTACTGCTTTTCCATCATCCAGTTACAGAGTGAAGACAGCCAGGTACGATAATTGTTTCGGGTTCTGGCTGAAGAATCACGGTCGAGCAGTATATAATCTAAAAAGTCAGAAATGAAAGGTTGGTCTATCTGATAAGCATACACGATAGCCGGTATGTGTCTGGCTGTGTATTCTTCAAATACTCGTAGCCGTTTCTCATAATCCTTTAGCGTATTCTCTTTAATGGTACCGGCGGCATACAGTTTCTCCAGATATATATGATACCTTTGGATAATATCTATATACGGTGTGTATTGTCTTGAGTTCTCGACATTTGCCCACGGATTCCAGCCGGAACGGAGCTTTATATTAAGGTTTGTGATGATTTCGTTAGCCTGGCGGCGACGGTCGGTTATCTTTGGTATTCCATCAAGCATATACTTTTTGCGCTTCATTTTCTGTTCAAGCGGATCGTATGCTGAGAAGTCAATATACCAGTTTTTGCCTGTGTGCAGCTTGGGTGGAGTGTACGAAATTATACTGGCTAAGGAAGCACTTTTCTTATGGTTTGAAAACATTTTTTTCTACGTTTTTCGAGTTCGAAAACGCAGTACGGTTTGACATCATGAAAATGGGTTGTCCGATATTTGTCCGGCCTATAAACGGACAAAAGCTGCAACTTTTTGAGTTACAGCTTTTTATCTCGG